TAATATATTGACTCTGTTTTTAAACCAACAAGTGGAATGCCACCCAGAGGGTCATATACGACCCTCTCACCCGTCCTAAAGCGATGATAAGTACTAAACCCTATTGATGACGTATTAACACCAGCAGTCGCTGATGATACAGAACCTATCGTTACAGTTCCTAATCCTACTCCATCTGCGTTGAATATTGATTCATGAGAGACTGTGTTTAATTTAGCTACGGCGTTTGCTCCACTGCCGTTTCCTCCCGTAATTTTAATTATAGGTTCTTCAACGTAATCAAATCCTGAGTCTAATATTCTAATGTCTTCAAAAACACCTTTTACTGAACAAGTTCCTGTAGCACCAGTTCCAACAGAATCTGTTATTGATAATATCGGTGGATTTATTACATCATATTTTTCACCACCTTTAACTATTTTCAATTCATTTAATTTTCCATAATGAACAGCATTTTTTGATTTGTAATTTAATACTTCAACACCGTTTACTAATAATCCAGTGTAACCTGGCTGTGTTTCATGTTTATTCCCATCATGTAATGGTTTTGATATTTCTCTAAAAAGTTTTTGACTTTCAATGTTTTTACCGTGTAGTTCATACTTTTCAATATCATTAGATGAAATAGTAACGGTATCTACACCATTAGGTGTTTTTACTTTAACATAATTGTCACCGTAAACATCAGACGGACTTTTTGCAAATTTTATATTATTAGCATCAATTCTTTTTACATAATACAATCCTTCATCAAAAAGTTGACTTGATATAAATTCTTGAACTATTTCTGTTCCATCAGGTAAAGTCGTTTTAACTTGAGTTTTTTCTGGAGTGTAATATACGGCATCTCCAGAAAAATAATTATGATCAACTTGATCACTTATTTTTATTGTTTCATCATTTAAATTATATGTTCCACTAAAAGTAAATTTTTGAGTTTTTGGATTTAATTTAGTAACTCCAGCAAATGGTAAAGAGGAAGAAGCTACTAAAATTTTATTTGATTTTGGATCAGGATCAATAAAATCATGTGGGAATGGTGTATGCTTTGCACCAACCATTTTTCGACCTTCATGTTCATGAAATGGGCCGTAATAAGGAATACCGTTAACAGTTCCAATATCTGGTTTTAAATATATGTTTTGAATGTTAGCAGTAAACTGATTTAAGTTTGGATGAATATCAGAATCTATTTTTGATACACGACGTGATACTTTTGTAACTTTTCTGGGGTCAGAGATTCCAGTTCCAGTTATAAGACATGTATTTTGATCAAAAACATCAGTGACAGTGTAAATTTTATTAGAGACAGGATCAAAACTGTCAGTAATCTTATCACCCCATTGTGAACCTGACGCAAATGTTTCATGAGTTGTTAACTTATCACCAATTCTTAAGATATTGACATCTTTTGTAATTAATTTGTAAGTATTGTTAACAGAATCAATAACTTCAAGAGATTTAACGACATAACTTTGTGCAGTATTAAACAACCAATTATTTTCTTTAAATCCAGATCCTATTTTACCTAAAGATTTAATTTTTATTTTAGAGCCTTTTTGCTGATAATAAGTTTGATTTGGAATTTGTAAATCACTCAATACCGATCTAATTTTTACTCTTATTCCATCATTTGATACCCCGTCAGACGCATAAGCAAATGTATTTTGATCTACAAATGTATTATCTAATATCGTTGCTCCAATACCAGTTGTATTGATTCCTAAAAATTGATTTATTGTTTTATGTGCATAAGTGCAAACACCAGTTGTGCCATTTTCGTATAAAAAAGACAGAGTTCCTGATTTTGGAAATCCTAGAGTTGAGTCAACGTCTAAAAATGTTTGTGCAACACCAACTTGACCTATTATTTTTGTTTTTGCATGTGTTGAAAAATTTCCATATGTTAATGGTGAAGATCCTTCAGGAAAATTGAAAGATCCATCTAAACTTACTTTATAATAAGAGCTAGTTAATATTCCAACTGATATTTTTTCAACTGCAGCTACAGGAGCGTATGCTTTTGATATATTCTCAAAAGAATCTTGAAATAATGTTTTATTAGAAAGTTTATCTGGATCACCATTTATAAATTCAACTATTAAATCTCTCGTTATACTATAATTAGCATTAGATGAAGAAATAACATTATCAATTGGACGTATTATCTCAACATTTTCCCCATATAAAGCTCCAAAAAGTATTTTAAACGATTCATCAGTACCTCTTGTTGAATAAAAATCTTTTGATTGTCTAATAAATTGTGCTTGGTTTAATTTTTGATCTAAATCTTTTTTGAAACCATATAATAACTGATTTTTTACTTTTTTAAGAAATTCTTCTAAGAATAAAACACTTAAATTTTCAACTTTTGTTCCTTTTTCATGATTATTCTCGGTGGATGTGGAAAAAACAAGATCTTCTGGATCTGAATTATTTGTAAAAGAGGTTATACCACTAAATCCTCTTGAACACTCAATAAAACTGATATCTGTTTTGCTTTTATATGTTAAAACTTCATCATTTATTTTAATAAGACCATAATTATCAGGAAACCCCTCAGTGTTTGATACGAATATTGTTTCTGTGCCTATTCCTGCATATTTTGTTGTCGAAGTTGATGTAATAATATTAGCATTTTCACTTAATTTAATATATGAGTCTATATTTTGTATTAGGTCAACTGGCCCACCTTTGTATTCTTGCCCCAAGTAATATTGTGAGAGAAATTCACCAACCAAAGGGAAATCTTCCTGCACATATGCAGGTAATTGGTTTTTAACAATTTGATTTAATTGAACTCTCTTTTCTGACATCTTATCTTATGATGTTTCCGTTTGCGTAACTTGTTGAGACTGTATAGTTTGAACCTGATGGATCGATACCAGAGCTAATTTCATCTACAATGATATTTACCACACTACTATCTAGTTGCAAATAAAGATCCTGTAATCCAATGACATCATTAGATTCTGGAGTCGCAGATATTTCTAAAATTTGAACATTATCTTTTGTTTTTCCTGACACAACATTTATTGGGTCTAAAGTGATACGTCCTATCTCGTAATTTATTACTCCGATATTTCTTCTCACAATAATTGGACTTGCTGTACCCGCACTTAAAGTAAATAATCCAATTTGACCATTTTTACCACCTGCATTTGGAATATCAAATAGGTAAACATCTGTATTTACATTTGATACTCGAAAAGCACTTGATTTAATATTAAATCCATTCATAGATTTAATGTGAAACTCATTTCCAAAGTCAATCGCATATTCTGCGACCTCAGATGTTGCTAATCGGAGGTCTCTTCTCATCTCAACAGTCGTTATATTTGATGTAACTGATTCATGACTTTGATCCACAACTTTTAAAAACTTACTATACTTAAATCTTGAACCATATCGATTAAGTTCAGATGATTCTGCATATTTTGTAATATCTCTTTGAATTTTTGAGGATACAAAAGCTGAATTTGGTGCTAAATTTGTATTGTAGTATACATTACTGACTGTCTCAACAAACAAATATTTTAAATCTAATATTTCTGGTACAATTCCTGCAACTGCGTACTTTTTAAGGTCTCTTTTTATATTTTGTTTGATTGCATTTGGTATGAAATCACCATTACGTGGTTTTATACTAATAAAAACTTTTCCAAATTGAGGTGGAACGAGATCTTCACCACCAAAAACTGAAATTGATTCAGTTTCTGGATAAATTTTGTTTGGAATTAGAACTTCATAGTCATTTGCACTCAAGGCTCTGTTCTGAGTTGCGTAAATTTGAGGTGCATACTTACGAATTGAGTCAACACTCTCTATAATTTCACCTCCACTTGATGGTAATTCATTTGTTACAAGTGAAATTCCTTCAGTCACGTTAATTTCTATAGAATTTCTTAAAAATGTTAATCTCCCTGCATATGTAAATGAGTTGATACCGTTTGCATCATCACCAGATGTCAAAATATAAGACACTTCTATAACATTTCCATCTTGAAGTGCTTTTCCAAAGATATCATCACCAAAAATTAACTCATATCTTTCACTTTCAACCTCTTGAAGGAAAA